CCTGTTGTTGCCATATATCTCAAAGTTTTCTACATTATCATGACTTCTAATAAATTCTCTAGTCTCTCTGACTGTACCAGGTTGTATGCTCTGTACATATTTGCCATCTAGCGTCTTATATTTTGTTCTTTTCTTGCTAGGAACAAACATCGTGGGTTGAAAAGACTCCCTTGATGTAAAACTTTTGCCACCTTCATAACCACGAACAAGAAAGTCGTTGCCGACCATCTGTACGTTGGTGTAATATCTCATGCTGCGAATGTTTTTACTTGACCACTACCTATTCTATCACGTTGTACAGAATTTTCACGAAAAAGTCTAGCAAAATTATTATACATGTAGTATATTTCCTCTTTACTCATGTATGGAGGTGGCATATCAAGAAAACTACCTTGATCATCATTGACCATTTCTACGATCAAATCATCACTTATGAAACCTGCATCCACACACATATCTCTCATAGGTGTTCCGTGATATGGTGTGTAGATAAAGGCATTGATATCACTTGAATTCAATTGTGATGCCAACTCTACAGACTTCCAACAATTTTCCATAGTTTCGTATGGGTATCCTATGATAAAATTGCAAGTGGTAGAAAGACCTGCTTCTGTTGCTATGTTGAATGCATCAATTGCTTTTTCATTTTCATATATCCTACCTATAATATCTCTACGGAACTTTGGATCACCATGTTCTACTCCCATATTGAGTTTTATGCAACCCAATTCTTTCAGTGTCTTTGCTTGATATGGTGACAGAAGTTCTGGTCTTGTTTGTGTGAAGAAAGGTAGTTTATATTTACTATACATGGTTGCCCACTTATCAAACTCTTTCTTAGACATGGTAAGAAATGTATCAGTGACTATCCACAAGTATTCTACCTGTATGGTGTCAAGTAAATGTTTTATTTCTTCCTCTTGATGCTCTACAGTTCTCTTCCTAAAAAATAAACTATCAGTCTCCTCTTTATATAAACCTGCATTAGATGGTGAGTTGCAGAATTTACATTTGAATGGACATCCACGTTGTGTTTCAACAGTAGCAATTTTTATTATCTCTCCTTGGAATGGTCTATACAAAGACCTCTTGTCAAATATTTCATGATCTGTAGATGGTAATGTGTTCACATTCAACGCAGGTCTCATTGGATTAGGATGAACATTTGCAAGATGATGTCCTGTCTTTCCTTCAATTATAAGATCCATCAACTCAGGTATAACCTCATCACCTTCTCCTCTTACAATATAATCAACTTGTCCTTCAAATATTTTTGGATGATATGTAACAAAGACTCCACCTACAACACTTATGAATTTTTGATCAGATACTTTAGCAATAAATCTTTTCCAAAGATAATATGTGTCCTCTACGATTGATGATATAACAACATCTGGTTTAAAATCTATTACTTTTTGTCTCCATGCTGTGTACATATCAGTATCTTCAAGCATGAAAAAATCTTTTTCAACATCATCTCTTTTCCACTCATAGTCAGGGAACATTTGTCTCTTCGTTCTCTCTTTATCTCTATCTGGAAGATGATGTTGTTCTATTTCAACTGGATACCATGTGGCATCAAATAATTCTATGTTATGATAACCTGCTCTTTTCAAACATGCTGTAATTATAGCAACACCGCCAGGTGGTGTTACTCTCATGTGTTGGTTAGGGTATAACCATAGTATTCTAAGATTTTTCTGTGACATTCTTGGCAGTCAATCCTTGATAATTATCTAGATGGTGTTTATCTGGTTCTATTATAGTAAGAAAACTATCAGATGACACCATGATCTCACGTTGACTGGAAAAGGATGGCCATGATTCTAAGTATTCACCCTTCAACTCGAATGGTTCTATAAGTTTACAATCAGGTTCACCTGGTATTGTCGCTGCAACTTCCTCCACTCTAGCAATAAGTACTAGATTGTTCTTGAATATTATAAGTTTGATCATAAAGAAAGACTCTTTGATTTCAAGTTTACCACAACTGTACGTACTTTGTCAATATAACCTTGGTTCCGTAACTCCTTGAACACCATGTTCTCGAAACCATACTCTCCGTATTTCTGTAGCGAGACTGACCTACTGTCTCTGAGTTTCTTCACCAGTTCTCTCAATCCTTCTACATTTTCATTCTTGATGAATGCATCGATTCGAGTTTTGAAGTTGTTTACCTTCTTCTCTATCTCTTTCTCTTCAACATCACCCTCTATTCTTTCTGGTTCTTGTATCCATGTCTTCTTCATAAGACTATACACACCTTGACTCTTCTTACGTGTGACCTTTGGTCTCTCGATATATGGTTCTGCTTTGACACCATATATTGTGACGTTGTGAGTCAGTTCCCAGAGAGTTTTCTTGTCCATATAATACTGGTCAAGTAAATCTGGGTTACAATCAGGTATAAACTTGGGATCTACAACGATGTGTACATCTAAATCAGAGTATTGTGTGTAATTATACCCTGCATTACCACCTAGCAATAGAACATCGACTATCGCTCTATCATCTAGATCAACATAAGCAGCAAATGCTTCTGCAAAATTCATCAATGCCTCGTTCACCTCAGGCTTGAGAGAATCCCCAATCCAAAAGGTTGGATTGAGGATTTCTGTGAACCTAAGAGTCAGTGACTCTCTAAGGTCTTTGGGTTTGATGTGTCTTCGGACTCTTGAATACATGTATGTATTTAGAGCCAATCTTTTCGCTGCTGTGCTTTTGGTATAACTTTCTCGATGTCTATGAGTAATAGACCATCTTCAAATTTCACACTCTTGACAACAAGTTCTTCTGGTAGTGACCATGCACGAGTGAATGCTCTTTGTGCTAGTCCTCGATGCACGTACTCATGCTCTACTCCATCTTCCTTCTTGCCCTCTACCACAAGTTGTCCTTCTTGTGTATAGACTTTTAGATTCTCTTTCTTGAATCCTGCTGCTGCTACCTCGACCCTATACTCATGATTAGATATCTTTATAGTATTATAAGGTGGATAGTTTTGTACTGGTGTATCAAACTGTTGTGACCAGTCATCAAAACCAATCATGTTTCGTCTTATCTTGTTGAGATAATCGAATGTATCTGCAGTAGTCAAAGTGATACTGCCATCTGTGCCAAACATAGTGACCTCCTAAAGCGTCTAGTTGTAATGTCCCCGAAGGCGACACTATTAATTATACGATGACATGGTTATATTACTATGGGGTTTACCGTAATTTTCTAAGTAAGTCTTTTCTTTCCTGATTTCTTGGTGTATTCAAATCCATATTACTTTGCATCTCTACATGCAATTCTCTTAGATAATTCATAGTGTCTGAGAGATTTGAAAATTCTAAGTCATCGATGCGAGCAAATACAGATGACGTTGATCTTGTTACTTCAGCGTTGAAGACAAACTTTAGTAGTTTTTTTAGTTTCAAATACTCAAGGTTATTACAAGATAAGTTCACCTTCATTTGATGTTTTCCTTTATATGATCTAATTACAGGGGCAAATATACCGAATTGATTCTCCCACTTTCTCTTTCTATCTTCGTACTTGATATACCCATATGCATCAAGATCGATAACATATATTCTATCATCATGTACTATGTAATTCTCAGGTGTATAATCCGTCCATGAATAATCAGAATCTCTTTCTACAAGTTCATCGTAGATAACATTATAATGATGTATTGATTGAATCATTTGACCTTTTATATACTCCATTTCAATGGAGAGTATATGATCTACAATTTCGTATGTAAAATCTGGTACAACTACATTATAAAATTTTTCTGTTTTCAATCTATCAAGATTCTGTACTACCTTTTCTAACTGACTGACTGTGGAGAATACCATCTCCTTTCTAAAAGAAAAAGAACCGTATTGCCAGAAGTCATAACGGTTAGATTTATCTTTATTTGTCCTTATTTTCACTCTACTGCTTTCTTCTTACCAATATTATACTTTGTTTCTAAAGACCACTCTCCTTTTTCTTTGTAACTTATTACCTTTATTTGATTCAATGGTGCTATATCTAACTTCTCATCAATTAAAGTAGTGATAAGACCCCAATCAGATAGTAATTGTATGATACGATTACGACGTTGGACATCATTTAGTGTCAGGTTTGCACGTTTCCCATCAAGAGCAAACAACTCCTTGAAGTGTACAATAAAATACTTACCTTGCTTGTGTAATATATGACAAGATTGATATAATTTCTTTTCTTTTCTGGATGCTACTCCAATTCTTG